TCAAGAGCGCCGGGAGCGGCATAGTTAACAACAAATTGATTTTGTGATTCTCCGTACTGAGCTTCTCTTTCGGCAACGTACTCTGAGAATTTTGCTCCGGGCTGAGTTAACCGTTTAGCATCTCTGAATAGCTGATCTCTTAGCTTCTTGCGAGCCGCAATTTTTTCTTCAATGTGTTTAATTAGCTCTGGGCCTCTTAAAGATGTATCCAATCCAGTTGATAAAGCAAGGCCAAGTTCTTTTTCACTTAGAGCGCCAAACGTTGCGCTGTTAATAATTTCAATACCAAGTTGGTTTGCAACAGCTCTTAATTGTGCGGTTGCACTGTTTAAGGCTGGCAACATATTTCTAATAACGCCAGTTGATGCTCCAGCCTCAACTGCGGCAAGAGCCTGATCAAGCAAACTTATTTGTTCGTTAATTCCGCCAGCTTTTTTAAATACATCTTGCCCTTGTTCAAAAGCCGTTTTTATATCAAGATTAACTTGTTCTTGTGCGCTTTCTCTCTGCAGTTTTTGAGCGTCTGTTTCAGCAAATGCGCCTTCAACATTTTGTCTAGTTACTTGGTTTGTATTTGGATCAAAAATAACGTTATAAATTTGACCAGTCTCAGGATCTATTTGAACGCCGCTAGATTGACGACCAGCTTTCTTTTCAAATCTTTTCTGCACATATTGTTTTAATATTTCTTTAGCAGACTCTGGATTTGATTCTATTAATCTTGCGGCTATTGCCGCGTTTGGATCGTCCGCGCCAAGAGATTTTAAAGTCTCAACAGTTCTTGCAGCAATTCCAACTGACTTTCTGTAATCAGTTATTCGCTCTTTTCTTTTTTCCATTGCTGCATTTAATCCAGCATCTGGCTTTAATCTTAATGTGTTAAACGCTTGAGCGGCATCAGCAAAAAACATACTAGCGGCTCTTGGATCGTCTTTTAAGTTTGCGTACAAACGTTTTAAAAAAGTGGATTGCTCGTTTCCAGATCCAGACCTGTTTTCTTCGTTTTCGACCGCCTTGATTGCCTGCACCTCTGGCGCGATTGGCGCTATCCCAGATGTATCCATCTCATATATAGGAGCGCTTACTTGACCAGCATTGAACATTGTTGTTTGGCCCTGCGGATAAGTAGTGCCTTGGGCAATTATGTCCTCTCGACCAGCGTTTACCATTTCAAGCATATCCATTGGCGAATACTGACTACCCGGTTCTGAAATTATTCCTTGAGGGCCGGGATTGACAACCAAAAGAGGATTAGGCTCTTTTGTCACAATCGGAACCATTCTGTTTTCTTGCGGCTGGACTAATTGAGGCGTTTGATCTTGCAATCCTCTTTTTGTTGCCATTCTTTCTCCGACAGCTCCAACTACATCGCGCAACGCACTCATGTCAGATGCCGTTCCTTGCTGTCTTTTGAAAAATTCTTCGTCTAGATTAAGTAATCCGATCGCCATATTATTTCCTATTAGTATGCTGGAAAACCAAGATTTGGCATAAGCGCATATCCACTACTCATTGGTCGTTTAAACTTTGACTCATCGATCCCAGCGATATAATTGCCACGCTGGAACGTATCACCGGCTGGCATAGTATTGCCAAACATATCCATTAAGTTTTGAGCGCCCTCGGCGCTAATTGGAGGTTGTTGCGCTCCAATGCCTCCCATATCTGATGGCATATCTAATAAGCCCATGCCAGCGCTAGGAGCGCCGCTCATTCTAAGTGGCTCTGGAGTCATCATGCCTTGAGCAACGTTAACTCCGCTTCCTATTTGTTGCGGCGGTTGCATTTGCATCATAATTACTTGGAGCTGTTTTAGTTGCTCTTCGTTCAAAGGAGCTGGGGACATCCCCATTCCCTGCATTCCCGGCAGCGTAGGCCCTCCCATCATCATACGTTTAGCACCTCATAGTTAACCATTAAGTAACCGTCCTTATGACGCTTAACAAAGTCTGGATGAGTTTTCATAACTTTTTGAGCAATGACGCCTACCTCTGGATTTTTATTTAATCCAAGTTTCTTGGCAAGTTTGTTCCATTTCCAAGTAAATATTTCAATACCATTTTTTGCTTTGCCAACTAACGTAATATCTGTTTTTAGATTTTCATCCGATCCCATAAACGCTGCTTGAACCGCTGGATTAGACGCCATACTTGCAACACTGCTTAACATTCCGAACAGCCCCGGCGAACTACTCGTTGTCTGAGTCTGTCCACCACCGCCCGGCACCGCTTGCAACGCATTGCTGGCGTAGTTAATCGATTGCGCCGGTGCATTCGTGTATCCAGCATATTGCTGTTTGGCTGCATCAATCAATGCCTGCTGTATGCCCTGCTGTAGCGCTCCCTGTTGCATCATGTTTTGATTAATTTTCTGTCCCATGCCAAAACCAAGATTAGCAACGTTTGCAAGTTGATTTCCTGCGGCTAACCGTTGCTGACTACCTTGCAGTCCACTGCCAACGTTAAACTGATCTGCCGCCATTCGATTGGCAATATCAGCTTGAGCTGCCTGCTGTGCGTTTTGAAATCCTTGCGCCCTAAGTTCGGCAGATTGTTGTCCCAACATATCAGCAACACCACGCCCTATTTCAGCTTGGGCTATCCCGTGTCGAGATCCACCAAATGCACGTGCAGCTTGAGCTTGCGCTCCGAGATTCTGCATACCTATCTGAGCATTACGCAATACATCCTGCGCCTGAGCGTCAATAACTTGTTGCGTATAAGGATTTTGATACTGAGAAAGATCAGTCGTCGCCAACTGCCCAGCTTGAACTTGTTGCGGCGCATATCCCATTTCAAAAGCAGCACCTTGTCCAGCGCCATATATGCCTTGAGCTGCCGCTTGATTTACGTTAGGGATTCCGCCCTGTGGTGATCCTGCCATAATTTATCCTTTGTAGATTGCGTAACCATTGCCCATTGAGATGTATCCCTCTGGAGGTTGGGCATAACTTGGTTGAAAATTATTTGAGCGTGTGTTGTGTAAATTAGGATTTGTATTTAATTTTATTATATTTCCAGATGCTGGCCCCTGTGGGCCTAATGGTGCTGGCTGTTTGCCACTAAATGGATCAACAAACATTTTGTTGTATTGTGCTACTTGGCCCGGCCTTCTTGCCTCTAACTCAGCCAACGCTTGATCAAACAAAGGCCCAGATGAATAGCCTTGCAATCCACCAGCAAATGTTTGTGGTGTTGGAGCCATGCCTTGCATTGCAGTTAATGATCCCTGTGGAATCATTCCAAAAGCCTCGGCAGCTGCAATATTTGAATTAAAAGCCGCCTGCTGTGTTGGATTAAATGCCGCAACGTCAGGCCCATAAAAGGGCATATAACCAACTTTTTGTGCTTGCTCGGCTCTAGCAATGTTTCTTTCTGCTGGCGCTTGAACCCAAGCTGGTACACTGCTGGTTGTTGTTTCTTTTCCGCCTTTACCGCCGCCGCTCATTTATATCTCCCTTTTAAGCGTTGTAAACTCGAACTTCCATCCAAGTTTATTTAATATTTTTTCCCAGCCCTTACGACCGGCTATTGTTAACGAAGAGCATCCGTTTGCCTTGGCAAACTCAGCAAATGGCTCGTTTAAGGCTGTAATTTGTTCAAGCCTACCACCAGCTAGAAAAACGTGAAACACTTTTTTGCGCGGATACTCAATGATTTCAGTAATGCAACAGCCATCATCAAGAGGCCAAAATTGGTACCTATAGCTAAGAACGCCAAGAACAATATCATCGAAAGTATGTGTACCACCGCTATAAGCGAGAGCGTCATCAATATACTTCCTGCATTCGACCAGCTTTTCAGTAACATTCATGGCACATATAATTCAATTATAGACATAGTCACGGATGGCGATGCTGGCGCATATGACGTAGCCGCAGTTGCCGCCAAACTACCTGTTGTACTATCCGCCGCAAACATTGCCTGCAAATAATCGCCATCATTTACATCAAATATGCCGTTTCTAAAAGTAATTTTTGTCTGTCCGTTTGCGTGCAAAGACGTTACCATTGCAGAATTTGCTATATCTGATCCATTTTTCCGAGGCCAAAAACGATAAGTTATTGTTGACGCGCTACTAGAATGTATCTCAGCGCCAAACGTAATATGATACACGCCGCCTTTTGCAAACACTATTTTACTTGTATCAGTGCCGTCAATTGATATGTTTCTAGCAATGTCAGTTGTGTTCCAAGTTACTGCGATTGCGGTATCTGCCGATGAAATTGTTTGCGTTGTCGTATCAAAAAAATGAGCGTGTGAGTTATGACCGTAAGAGATAGGCTGAAAAGCGCCATCTGTCGATAAAACCATATGATTTATTGATGCGTCCCAAAGCATAATCCCATCTTCAGACGCAGAATCGCCAGTTAACCTAAAGTCTAGCTTATTCTTTGTTCGAGCAATAAAATTGTTAAGGCGCTCTGCCCATTCTCGCCAGCTGCCGCCTAATGGTGGAGGAGTAGAACTCAACGCTTGCCTCCAGCCTTAGCCTCGATTCGCATCGTGCCAACTCGCCAATCATTATTGACCGTAGTCTCAACTCTCATTCTTACTTGTCTGCCACTAAATCTAACGTTTGTTGGATTAGCCATTGTAAATGATCCAAACTCGCTTTCTGTGCCGTTAGGATAAAACCTAGTTTTAAACTTGGCGTTTACGTCGCCCTGAGTTAACTCATCTGGAATTAAATCAGTAACGTGCATAATGTTATCACCATTACCAAGGCTTATCGGCCCAGATTCAACAAATTGCGTCGCGCCGTCGTGATTAAATCCATATTCCTGAAAATACAATTCTCCATTTGGGCCAGCCCATATTGGATAACGCAAAATGCCAGTATCAATAGCAGCCGTTCGAGACAGCTCGCCAATCATCCATATATTGTCTTTGTAATCGTATGAAACATAACGATTGTTCTCTGTAGAATCTTCACTAGCATAGAACCACCAGATTTCTGAAAAGCGGCTGTTATGCGTGGCGTATACTTTACTGATTTGGTTTGTGTTTATATCTCGGAATATATGATCGCTAACTTCGCAGTTCAGTTCTTTTACGATTGATCCATCAAAGAAAAAGAATCCTTTTTGCCCCATCCAAAATGCAGCTTGATCTACCGCAACTAATGACTTTGGTGAATCAGTACCGCAGGCAGAGCCAACGCGCTCAAATCCGTATACATATGGCGGCCCTTGATAGGTAGCCAAGTGAGCGTCAACATCAGTGATAATTAACGTCCTGCCTCTAATTCTAATTGCAGATCGAATCGTTCCAGATGATTGCAGCTCAATGTCGCCAGCTTCATTTGTTGCCGCTGGCGTCCATGACGTTAAGTTTTCTTTATCGCACCACTGTATCTTACGAGGATTATTATCAGCGCCCAAAGCAAACAGAAACCGCTCCTCGGTAACAATCAAACTTTGATTACCTGTTGGCGCATTAGTTATTGGTGCGGCGACACCGCCTCCGTCAACGTCCCATAAATGTAGCTTTCCATCGGTCGATGAGCAGGCAACTAAATCCTCGCCAAAGTTATCAATTGCCCAAGTTGTAGCTGGCAACCAGTTTGCAGATGGAGTCCTAGGAGTACTATACGATCCTACGTTGTACAATCCACCGCCATATCCAGTATTTTGCGTTGCAGACTCTCTGCCTAATGTAAATGAAGTTGGTGTAATATCAGTAACAGTGCCAGCAGAACTTATTGCGTACAGTTTTTCATACGTTCCAGCCGCAAGATTGTTATTAGCGTCTAAATCTCGCCAACCATGCATTCCTCGAGGCGGCGCGGCTATGCCAGATGTAACAAAATCAGTCCATCCCCCAACCGGTCGCATACTGCCCTCAGACCAACGCACTAAACTTGCGTCACGCCATCTGTTTGATTGCTCAAACTCTGTGCCGTTCTTATAAACGCCCGGCGGTAGCTTTAATGGAATTAATGCCATCTATTTTTCCTTACCATGAAATTAATACTGCTCCAGCGTATCCCGTTCTGCCGCCTTTGTTTGGATCGGTATCAGTTAAGTTTCCGCCTCGACCGCCTGTGCCGTATCCAGTACCGTTGTTACCTCCAGCGCCTCCATAAAGACCAGAGCCACCACCACCGTTCGCACCATTAGGCGATCCACCTGCGCCTCCAGAACCGGGTTGGCCCCAAATTCCTCCTGCGCCACCGCTGGCGCTTACAAGTCCAGATCCAGAAGTTACAGATGACGTGCCTCCAGCAACTCCAGATCTTCCTGAAGAGCTTGAAGCGCAAAGCACAAAACTGCCGGGAGCGCCTCCTGCACCGACAACTACTGATAAAGACTCGCCGGGCGTAACAGAGAGCGATTGATTGGTTTGATAGCCACCAGATCCACCGCCACCACCGGGATATCCGTCTCCGCAAAACCAACAGGCGCTGCCACCACCGCCACCGGCATAAACAGAAACGGTCATGGTGCTAACTCCAGCAGGAACTGTTAAAGAAAATGTTCCAGCGGAAGTGTAATTTTGCGATCCCGGCTCATATAGCGCCGACTTCCATGTGCCGCCATCATTAATCTGCACATCTAAGCAGTTTTTCCAAGATCCAGAGTCTTTAATAAAAACTTGCTGAACGTCTTTCCAAACGCCGCTATGTTTTACTTTAAGAGCCATTAACTAGAAACCTTGTAGTGTATATCTCCATTCGATCCGCCTGTTGGATCGCTTGTGCTAACAGTTCTTGTGCCAAATCCATTAGAACTTGTTGAATCAGATATATTTACCAATGTTGCCTGTTTTGCATCTAGTTGAGTCTGTACCGCAGACGTTACGCCGTCAACATAATTTAATTCGGCTGTCGTTGCGGTAACTCCGTCAAGTAAATTTATCTCAGTTGCCGTAGCAGTGACGCCATCTAAAATATTAAGTTCTGCGACTGTTGATGTTATACCGTCTAACGCATTTAGCTCTGCGGCTGTAGATGTAATTGCCGTTCCAGCAATAGACAACGTGCTAAAATTTCCAGTCGACGCCGAGTTAGCGCCAATTGGTGTTCCGTCAATTGCGCCAGAGTTAATATCAATACCTGTAACGGCAGTTGTTCCGTCAAGCAAGTCATCAATGCCGTCAAGGTTGTTGTTTATCTTTGTCCCCCAAGAATCCTCGGATGCGCCAATCTCTGGCTTTACCAGAGCATAAGTTGTGGTCGTTGTATCTGCCATCTATATCTCCTGTTAATTAATCTGCTGGCTCTGGTGTGTTGCCCTCAGCCAACCACTCTAAGTATTCTTGATAGTCTCTGTTGGCTTCGTCAAACGGTATGTGAGCGTTGTCGCTTATGCGAATAACATTATCTCCACCGTTAGGAATAATAGTATCTGTAGTCATGTCATATTTATTAGTTTGTTTATACATTTATAACTCTGCGTTTAGTTTAAGTTCAGAAACATAAGTAGTAGACGTAGAAAATTGATAAGACACAGAATCAGTAGAAATGTAAGTGGCTTGTGGTGTTCCTGCACCGCTTTTTGTAATTGTAGGATTAGCTCTCATTTCTGTTCGATACTGAACTGTTGACCACCAATTAGAAGAATTGTATTGTGCTGAAACCCATAAATTGTTTGCATTTTTTCCTATCTCTTGATAGTACCTCTGACACAACTGCAACTCCATTCCATACGGTCTATGCTCAAACTCAGTGGCTGACTCACCAACCTCTAGCTGAACTCCTGTGATGTTGATGTAGTTAGATGTAGAGTCTGCAAGATTAACTTGACCTACTGCACGATTAGCATTTACAGTTGACTCCCAAGATGTTGCTAACGTACCAGATGAATAATCGCTTCCAACACCTAAATAAAATTGTAAATACAATCCTGCTGAATTATCATTAGCCAGTGTTCCTGTTGTGTCTCCAGCAAAAGTTATAGTTTTTTTCTCCCAAGTATTTGCTGCGTTTATTGTGTACGAATTTGCAATATATCTAGTGTTTTGAAATTCCTGTAAACCGACAATATAAGTTCCAGTTTTGTTTGATTTTACCCAAAAACTACAAGTTAAACTTTTAGCAGATGTAGTTCCTTTTGCTAATTGTTGTAAGTTTTGGCTTTCGATAATTTGAGATAAATATAAAACATCTCCAGCAGCCGGACTAGCATCAGCAGTAGTACAAGAGTGTTTTAGTGAATTACTAAATCCGTCAGGAGCATCTGTAGATTGTTCTACCGTCCAAGTACCTAAACTAGTTAAAATAGTTTTAAATCTATCACAAGCAAAATAACCACTAACTGTAACTCCAGTTGTGCTTGTACCACGCTGTGCAATCTGCATCGCACCGTTGATAACTAAGTTCTTACCAACTACGTTAGCTGAGTTAGGCGTGACTCCATTGATGGTTGTTGTGTTACCTGCACTAGCATCTGTAATTGCATTGACTGCGATTGTACTCATGGCTTAGGATACCTTTCTTTAACTGCTTGAATCTGTGCAGCCATGTCCTCAGGAAACACACC